GTCCACACTCATGCCAACAGACTTGAGAAACTTATTTATATTCAGGTTAATGTTAGCCAGCGTACCACTAAACATAGTATCAATGTCGCCCATCACGTTGTCGATACTTCGGATACTTTCTACTGACTTATCAGCCTGAGTCTTAAGCTCTGCAAAAGACTCCGCACCAAGTGTAGCCAACTTGTCTGCCATTGGTCCTGTGACGTTCTTAATTACCTGCTCGTTTGGAGCCTGCTTAAGACCTGCCTGTTGTGGATCAACCATCTGACCGTCTATGACAATCATACCGTTGTCAGTAACCCTATACGCTTCAGCGTTGCCCTGCGAGTCAACAAACATATCAACATCGCCTTTCATAAGCTCTTTGTACGAGTTAAACTCCTGCTTCGACATATTCTTAAGATCTAACGTGCCGATAAACTGAGGCGTGTAGCCAACGCCCAGCAAGACCCTACGCCTTCCTGATACAGTCAAGTCAGGCATGGTTTCCATTTGCCGTTCATTTAGCTGGTCAGCAAGAGCCTGCAGACGCTCCATGCTGTTCACGAGGCGTACCTGCTTTGCAAGCTCTGGCAAACCCATGTCTTCAGCCTGTGCTGCTACTTGCTCTTTTAACATAGCGACCTGCTGCTGTTGTGCCGCAGACGCCTGCATATCACGAGCGTATGTCAAGATTTGCATGGCCTCCTGCGTTCTACCAGCTTGGTTCAATCCCTGTGCTGCTTGGAACATTTGATCTGGAGTAGAGCTTGGATCAAACACAGGAGCATAAAGCTCGTTTAGCTTACGCGACCTAGCGGCTTCTCCGGGCGCAGAACCAATTTGCTGACCAAGTTGAAACAACCCTTGTCCATAAGAAGGCTGAGTTAGTGATTGTAAAAACCCTTGTCCAAATTTAGCCACCTTCACCGCCTCCTATTTTTTCCCAAATGTCACCAAAGAAGTCGCCCCAATCAATGTCTTTGGCGCTCTCGACTCCACTGGTCATCAGTCCTGTACCCAGCTGACCAAACAGGTTTGCTTGTCCCAAGCCAGCGCCCAACAGTGCCTCAAGGCCACCCATAGACGCTTCGCCAAACAGACCAGCACCGTACAGCTGTCCTTTCTGTGCAAGCTGTGATCCTGCCAGACCCTGCTGAATCAGGTTCATGGCCTGTGCCTGTGGCATATATGCGCCACCTAGAGCGCCCATGCCAAGCTGCTGCTGACCAGTACGCATCGCAAGGTCTTGTGCTGACAGTTGGCTACCAAGGCCTGTAAAGGCTTGCCCAAGCTGTGCCTGCTGTGCTTGCTGTGCTTGTGCCTGAGACATCGCCTGTAGCGCTGCTGAGTTTTGTGCTTCAGCTTGTGCCTTAGACATAGCAAACTGCTCTGGCGTCCCACCAAACATGTTGGTACGTACACCACCGCGTCCCTGTGCTTGCAGGCGCTCTTCTAGAGCCAGCTGCTGCCTCTGTTCCTCAGGTTGTTGCATAGCCCTGATGCGGTCAAACACAGCCTGCTCACGGGCTTCTGTACCCATGCCAGCCTGATCCATGAACTGCTGGCCTAAGCCAAAGGCGCTTGAACTAGCGTCTCTGCCCATGCCAAGGCCAAAAGGTCCTCGTCCAAGCTCACGCTGTGCAGTCCTCATCAGGTTGCGCTGAATCGCCTGCTCTTGAGGACTCATGCCTATGTTGACAGATCCGTCAGCACCTACACCAGACACACCACCCATTCCGCTTGTTACCGTAAACGGCTGGAACTGTGTCTGCTCTAGTCCTGCTTGACCGATGCCTATGGCTCCTTGTTGAGCCGCCTCACCGATGGCTCCTAGGCGGTCATAAGCACCTTTGAGGCCTGTAGCCCCTAGCCCTAAACCACCTAGTAGTCCTAGGCCAGACAGGAAGTTATTGAGGTCAAAGCTGTAACCTGTGTCGGCTCCCCCTCCTCCAGTTTCGTCAGCCATTTCTTCTGCTCCTTTTGATTGCACATCGGCAAGTCTGTTTACTGATTCTGAAAACTTTTGTATTGAACTATCTAAATTTGATATTGTTTGGTTGCTTTGGTTATAAAGCTGATTACCGCCAGTGGTTCCTTGAAAAAACCCAGTGTCATCAGAGATTAAATAATCAAGCTGACTGGGATTAGCGCTAGTAATCCCCTGCTTCCAACCGGAGTCACCCATAAACTTGTCGTTAGGCCTGTACATATCTTCTGACATCCACGGGGGCCTAAAAGATCCGTTGTCGTCCATAATAACAGGAGGCTCTAGAATCGGAGGTACACCCCCGTTAAACCCCGGAGGATGACGAGGTGGTAACCCCGGAAAAGTTCCCGGCATAGGCGTCACTTCTGGATACGGTTGAACCGGAAGGCCGTACACATCGGGATTAGTATACGGATTAGGCCTAGGGTCCTCAGGCTGTGGCTTAGGCCAGTTTCCGGGCATAGGAAAACCCGGAGCAAGGCTCAAGCGTCCGTATGTTGCCATCAGTAAGTGCCACCGTCGATTATGCCGCCAGTTATAGTGCCTGTTACAGTCACGTTAGGTAGTCCAACGGTTCCTGTAAATGTAGGGTCTGCAATGTCAGACTTAGACGCTACAGCAGTTACAATGTTGTTGTACTCTGTATCGAACTCAGCACCCTTAATTACCTTGGCTGGGTCATTTACGTTAAGACCGTCTTTAATAGTAAAGAAATTAGATGTGCGCGTATAGTTGCTCATAATATTTTACCCATAAGTGCGAGTACGTTAATCTCCTGTAAGGATAAAGCGTCTCCGTCGATTTCAGATTCTAAGCCTATTGAAACTACTGACCCGTACCCTGTAGTATTCACTGGACGCCTCGTTGTTAGCCTGCCACCAGTAAATTCACCTTCGTTAAACTTATCTACATTATAGTACGCAGGTACTTGGTTTCCTGCAGTAAACGTAGACGTTTTATAACTAGTGCTAAAGTCATAAGCCCACTTTAAAACCACAAGAGCTGAGTTTGCTCCGACAATAGTTGGTCTGAGTTTTTTAAGAATCTTAGCCCTAGACGGGTCACCAAACGTCAGCGAGGGGCTAACGTACGACAGCGTGTAAGGCTGAAGCTGATCTTGGTACGTGTCATATTCTCCAAACCCTGTGTTTGTGCCAACGTAAAACGTACCGTCTAGTTTTCTAGCGTAGCAATTGTGTATTGCGCTGGGCCATCTAGTAACCCTAAAGGCCCCGTTTTCCAGCCGTGTTGTCAAATCAAAGCAGTACGTTGTGTCTTGGTCTGGAAACGTCAGAAGATAAAAAGAGTTTTCTGGGCTGTAGCCAGAGGACACAGGCGTAGTAGACAGGTTAATGTTCTGAATAATGTCTCTTTTGATTGTCCTGCTCAGATCAGAGATAGGCATAGACTTTTCTTGAATAACTCTTCCAAAACTTCTGAGTCCTGAGTGAGACAAGAACATAACGTCTGTTCCTATGTTCTGAATACTGTTGCGATCAACGCAACCAACGCCAGACACGGTATCCGCTAACGCCATTGTAGACGGAGAATTAGCGCCTCCATATACCAGTATGCTATGCTCACCCAAGATAAGCAAGAAACCGTTGTGCGCCACCAGACCTACAATGTTGTCTTGACCGTCAGGCCACACTTTTGATACGTCAATAGAACCGGAAGATCCTGTAGTAAAATCATCAATCAACAAATCTGACCAAAAGACTGTTTGTTGATCTGCGCCGTTATTCGCCACCCAGAGCCTGCCGTATGCTGATATAGCCTCGTTACCCCAATAGGTACTAGCTAGGCCTGTGGCTACTAGATCTGTGTCTCCGTCTGTCCACTTTAACGGCTCGTGTCCCAATTGGAAAAAGTAACATGAATCGTTAAAGTTGATAATTTTCCAGTTATTAGCTGTAACTGTGTACGCCGCTGGAGTTACGTCATCAAGACTGTCGTATGTTGTTGTGGTAGTCGAGGCTCTAAATATCTTATCATTACCCGCAAGAAAAACCTCTTCGTTGCCTGCTTCGTCAAAAAAGTAGTGGATTTTGTGAACCCTGTCGGAACCAAACTCTGTAGCACCCACGCTAGTAAGCCTGTTGATTCCTTTACGGGACGCAATACGACCACGCTCGTCAATGACACAGTTATCCGCAACTTCAGCAAAAGACGGGTCTTGCTGCAGGGGAGAGTCCTCTGTGTTAAGCCCCATAAACGCAGGAGCAACTAGATTAATGCTTTGTAGTGGCTGTGCCATGCACTAGTCTCCTAAGGAGTAAACCAAATAGTTTCTTCTGGGTGCTTTTGAGCATCCATAGCAATTGCGTCAGACAAGTACCTGTCAGCAATCTGGAAGTATTCTGGGGCTGAAGTACCGCCTGTCTCTCCACGCTCACGCGCAAGCAGAGCAACTGCCAGATGAATCACTGGCTGGCTGGGGATAATCAGAGGATCTGTGTCGTTCACTAACTCATCAGGACGCAACACTGTACCAGAGTCTGTAATATCACCACGTAAAACAACATTAAACCTCAACAGTGTTCCTGCAGTATCAGGCTTAGGATACACCTCTATCTGAGTATCGCCATCAGCGTTTACACCATTAAACGTATAGTACCTAGGTGATCCTGACTGCGGCTCTTGCTTCATGTACTTATCGTCAAACCAGAGCGGTGTCTGATACTGCATATCAAAATTATCAGAGTCGTTGTATGCGTGAAGCACTTTTAGCTGGTTTCCTGCGCCCGTCATAACGTAGTTAAAAACACCAGCAGTAGTACTAATGGTCAGGGTAGTCCGTAGTGCAGACCAATCCCAAGCATCTTCGACTGCTTTTTTCGCATCATTTACAAAGTCGCCAACAAGTTTGCTATATGTTGTCTGAGCTACAGAGGTAACCTCTTCTTCTCTGAGACGCCTCAAGACATTATTAACGAGATTAAGATATGTCATGTCATGTCCTTAAACAAACTTTGAGCCATCATTTTATTAAGCAGTTTTACGTAGTCTACTTTCTGTTGTGACTGCTGTTCCGGTTCCTGCATTTGTTGCTGCTGGTAGCCTATGCCCGTTCCCGTAAACGCCCCAGATTGACCGTAAGGATTAGTCAGTGTGGGCGGAGTTGGTGCTGGGGGCTGGGGCTGAGAACCTGTGTTGGGTACTGTTTCTTCCTGAGCCGTTTTGTCGTCGCCCGGATGAGTACTGTCATCTGCTTGATTGTTATTAGGGTTTGCACTAGACGGGTTGTTACTGCCACCCGAATTTGAGTTTCCACTAACGGCGGGGTTTGTCCATTTTGTCTGATCCCAGTTTGTGTACCCAGCGGCCTGCTGATACCACACTTCCCCTGTATTTGGGTCAATACCTACGTGATGCTCTCCGTTGGTCATATTGTAGAAAAACTTTCCTACACCCGCTTTGGCTCCCTTAAGTGGCATCAGGGCCAAGTTACCTTCCGCGCCATTGACAACAAGGTAGTCACCAGCAGGAGTACTAACTACCTGACCTAGTGTTCCTGAGGCTGTCTGCGGCCTGCTCCAGTTAATGTCGTTGCCCCAAGCATCTGTGTTTCCTACGCCTCCAACGGTGTCTCCGCTTTGTCCCGCTTGGTAATCAGGGTTAGACGCCTTAGGTCCGGGGTTCAGTCCTCCGTACATTAGGTGAATCAGCGAGTTTCCTTGGAATCCTGTCTCGTAGCCTTCAGGAACTAGGTCTTGGTTTGCCTGATCTAAAATATCAAGTCTAGCTGCTTGGCTTAAACCATTCTCGTCTTCTCTGCCTGTTCCTGAGACGTATACGCTTGTGTTTTGACCTTCTGCCTTGTTCTGTGCATCGGTTACGTAGTAAGGGTCTAACGGGTTTATATAAGGACCCTCAGGCTTAGGTGGCAGAGCTTGCTGCGTAGACGCGTCAGCTACAACAGGAGGCTGTTCCATCTGTTCAGGAGGGCCTATTTCCGGTGTCAACATAGGAGGCGCTGGCTGCTGCGGTGTCGGAGGAGCGACTACCGGAGGAGGAGAAAATGGTTCAGGCATCCCTATGTCTAGCTCTCCTGCCAACATTCCCCCACCGCGAGGTCCACCCCTAGGGACGCTAGGAGCAACAGGAGGCACTACAGGAGGAGGCGCAGGAGTTTCTTGAGCCTGCTGGACGTTTTGAGCCTGTTGAGATACACTCGCGGCGTTTTGGGCCTGAGCAGCGTTTGCCGCATTTTGCATAGCTTCCAGTTGCTCTGGCGTAAAATTAAAGTTAAACATCAGGCTTTCCTCTCGCTCTGTAGTTTTCTAATTAAGTTATCTAAAGATTGTACGTAATCTGGAGCTTGGGGCAAAGGTGTTTCTGGCGGCAGAATCGGGTTATAATCTATCCCTGCTTGGAAATCTTCAAACTCGCCAAAAGACAAATCAGGAAACTGTATAGGAGGAGGCTCATCGCCATCATCGTCACCGTCTCCATTTCCGTCACCGTTTCCATCACCCTCGCCGCCCCATTCTGGGTTTGTGCCTATAGTAATGCCTCCACCAGAGTCACCGCTTTTTGTTTTGACACACTGGCCTTCCTCGTTGATGGTTCCTTCTGTGCCATCAGACAGTTCACAGGCGTCTCCGGGCTTAGGCCCTCCGCCACCGTTGTCACCTGTTTCCCACTCAGGATTACCGCCTAGTGTAATGGGATCTTTAGCGCAACCACCCTCTTCAATTTCTGTTGTAGTGCCGCCTTCTCCATCAGCAATAACAATGTATTTGTCATCACCGTCACAGCTCTCCGATAAAACAGTACCTGCTTCTGGGTATTCATCTTCAGGATCTGGCTCATCACCTATGCTGTACCACTGTCCTACTTCTGAATTGTCGTTCTCAGGGTCATAACAAGGTGTAGAATCAAAATCATCTTCTAGTAAATCACACGACATCAAACAGTAGGGTTCACCAACTTTGTTTCCGTTTTCATCGTACTTCTGATAACAGCCGTTACCCTCGTACTGATAAGGGTGTTCTGCATCATATTCCCAATCCTCATCAGGACCCAAGACTACGCTATCGTCACCGCCCGTGTCTCCACCATCGTCACCGCCATCTGGACCTTGAGGATTAGGATTATTAGGATCGTTGTCATCAGGGTCTACTGACGCAGGTACACCGTCTCCATCGGCATCAGGATCTCCGTCTTCAGGAGCGCCACCACCGCCACTGCTTTCATCTATTACATCAGGCAAATTAACCAAAGCCCCCCAAGGGCTTACAGCAACGGCATATTCATTGCCGCTTTCTTCATGGATAACAACTCCGCGAGCTTCGTTAAAAATATATCCGGGCGGTAAATCAAAAACAGAATAGCGGGTCATTCCATCATCATTTTGATTATCGGTGACATTAAGGGCGTCTGAAATACCTTGCTCAGTAAGGTTTACAATAACAGCCATATCAGCCGCAGCTATAGCCCCATCAGCCCCAACAGACAAACCTCCCGGCAACTTCATATTCAAAAGGTCTTGGATATTTGTAGCGGCCTTTCCAACAAAGCCGCCAACATTCGTCATCAAGCTTACAAATTCGTTAAAAAGGCCTCCTGTTATTGCTCCAATAACAAATGACTTAATTAAACCACCAACAACAGCTCCGTAATTGTGGTCATCAACCTTAACTACTTTTGTGTAGCTGGAACCATTCCAACCAAACACATCACCGTCATTGTTTTCTATAACAGGTGAGATTCCATACTTTGACATCAAAGCCATTTGCTCTGGTTGCTCAAGGAACGACTGATAGTAGTCGCTATAGCCTTCATAGCGCAACTGGCTCATAGCGCGGACACCTTCCTTAGCACCGCCCATTGCTCTAAGGCCGCCGTTAGCGTTAAGGAAGTCTTGTCTGTTTTGCTTTCCTGCGGCATCAGCACCAGTGGCATCAAAGATAGTACCATCATCAATAAGGTCTTGGCGTTCCGTTAAATAACCCCAATAGTTATCCCAATCAGTCTGCTCCTTAAGGTAGCCCATGCCTTGATCGGCATCCCAAGCGGCACGAATCTCATCTTCTGTGTAGTAACCGCCAGTGTCTTGATACAAAGCTCTTTCTGGAGTTCTTGTATTTACATCCCCCAGCTCTGACGGAGGAACCCAATAATACAAACGCTCACCTTCGTCATTATAACGGGCGTTATCGACAACTTCTTCAGAGTCTGCCTGTGCTGTTGTATCGGCAAACACAGCACCCTCTTGAGTAGTATCTTGAAGTATGTCTAACTCTTCGTCCATCTACTTTTTCCCCTTTAGGGCTAACAGCTTGTCAGCACCACGGATACCAAAGGATGCAGATACTGCCATGAATAACAAGTACTGATACCAATCAGGGAGCCTGTTAAGCTCGCTAAAGGCAAGACCAATGCGGTCTATAATCTCTACGTCATTCATCCCAATACCCCACATAAGCGCTACCACGGGCGCTGAGAGCAGCAAAGTAAACCACTCGTCCTTCCACGAGGTAGCGCTGGCAGACGCCATAAGCTGTTCCCAAGACGCTGTGTTTTGAATAACCTGCATCTTGGCTGTGTGTACAGCAGCCTTCTCTTCGGCCTTATTCTTAAGGACCTGCCCAAGAAGGCTAGTAATTGGCGATATTAAAGCCTGCCACATATTAAGCAGATCCTAAGTGACGCGCTGTTTTCGTGTTGTAAAAACGCACCAACTCAAGGTAGTGTACGTTTTGATTGAACGTAGGAGCGCCATCAATCCACTCATCTACGTTTGTTATCGAAAAAGTGTACCCATTTCTGATTACTCTTAAGCGCATAAAGTTTTGGTACGTGCCTGCAAAACCCATGTTCATATCAAGGGTTGTATTCCCTGTTAAATTAAGAATTACGAGGGTAGGACCAAAGTATTCCCAATCGTTTAATGAAAGAGAACCAGAAACATCATTTTCACCACCGTTGCCTAACTCAAGCCCACCAGCCAGAGCAATTGAGTCGGCCTGCAATAAAACAAGGGACTCGTCATCAAATCCTGATGTTCCTGTAACACGGATTCTTGCTCTGGAGTCGCCTGTCGAAAAACCATCGTCACGGGGAAGCGGAGAATAGGAATAAATGTCCCAATTCGTAGCACCCTTTGATATTGTATCACTAGTAGCATACTGTTGAAATCCGTACCTAGGGCTTTCTACGAACAGCGCAGCACCGCCAGCGTCAGGGTAGTGGTCTGAATAGTTCCAAATGTGAGCAATTTGACTAGGAAAAGAGCCAGTTGCTTCTGCTGTCCCCATAAACGTGGGTCTGTAGGTAATAGTCATGCTATTGTTGGATTCAGAAGTGCTTGGGGCGCTTTTGGTAGACAAGTCTAAAAAGTCACTTTGATATAGACTTGCTAGACCTGCTATCGGCTTAATTTCAATTGCAGATGGATCGGTGTCTGTAGACTCATCATCTTTAATCGTATGCGAGGTAAAAGACTTAACCGTAGTCGCGCCAGTAAATGCTACTGTACCAGTACAGGTTAGCTGAGAAGGTTCAGTGCCTACTTCAATAATAGTATTAACTGCGTCTGACGCTGTGTACAAACGCTTGTTTGCGAGGTCAAAAGCTGGTTCGCTTTTAGCAAGAGTAGTAGGCGCTCCAGAACCAGTAGCCTTTGACTTTAGCTTAATAGTAGTTCCCATAATTATTTACCTTATTAAATATCCTAGTACTGATGCTGCAGTTGCAATTCCAATCCAAAACACTCTTTCACCTGCTCTGACAGAATGAGAGTTAGTTAGGACTTCCTCTGTCAACCTCTGAATGTCATCTTCTTGATCGTCTAGACGTTTTTCGTGCCTGTCCATACGCTTGAACACAGACAACATCTGCTCTTCTACACGAGCTATCTGTGATACCGCTTCAGCTAACTTGTCTAGCTTTGCTTCAATTCTGTCTAATCTGTGTTCTTCTAACATCACAAAATATCATCCCAGCATTGTTTTTCTTCGTTCCAATAAAAATTCTTAGTATCGTCTATAGGGGTCGGGAAAGGTACAGGAGGTTCCCAATCAAAATTTTCGTTTAACAACCATGAATCAAAAGGTTTTGGTTCAATAAACAAATCACTAACTTCATCGTATATATAGCCTTCACCCGGATACTGTTTTCTAATTTTGTTGTTATAAGAGCATTGAATCCATCTACCGCCTAGTTTTAACTCAACGGAAAGAAACTCTTGTCCGCGGTGTTCTTGTTCATTGGGTACTACAGCAACCCTTAAAACAATGTTGTTTTCGTCTATTTCTGCAAAATGTGCCATTTGTGCCTCAGAGCAAATAACGTAGAATTACAATACCGGAGCCGCCTGCCCTACCGTTAAATGCGCCACCATACCTTGCTCCTCCGCCGCCGCCTCCGCGATTCTGCGTTCCTGCGGTAGAAGTAACAGTAGTTGATTGCCCTCTACCGCCACCACCGGAGCCTCCTGATGCGGATGTAGTGGTGTTTCCAGAACCTCCTCCGCCACCACCTGCATACGTTACTGATGATCCTGAGATTGAACTGGCTTGTCCGTTGCCTCCGTTGCCGCCCTGTCTAACTCCAGTAGTAGTTCCTCCCCCAAC